TCAAGGCACGACCTACTCTGTCACGCCGCTCACCTGGGCAACATTGTAGGTTCACTCTAACGACCTCCGCATGGGCAGCCATGAGGTCGGAATCCCGGCACTTACGGGGATCTGTCTTCACAAAGATCCCTTTGGGTACCAGGTGCCAAACTTTCTTCACGAATCGTGTACCGCGACGGAAAAGTTTGGAGTTGAGAGTGAAAAACTTCTTGTGAACTGAAGTTTTCGTGGGATTCAGGATAAAACCTGAATGATGGAGCGCTTCGATCCATCTCTGGTACTCGCCCTTGCGGGCGACCCAGACGATGTCATCACCATTGACCCTAATGAGCCCGGCATATATCAATTGCCAAGCAAATTCGGATCCGAACGCGCAAAAGATCGTTGCGATGTTCGATATACAGAGGAGGGGAAAGGAAAGGAAATTCCCCATGAGTTGACCAGTCCTCTGGATAGAATGGTGAATCCTGCCATTGCGGTCCTTCCATGAAATTGTACCAGTTAGACTGGCCATGGCGAGGTCCCAGATGGAATCAGGAACGAAGCGTGAGGTTCGGCGCAGCTCAGTCAAAATATGAGCCGCATGTGCCGAGGATAGGTTGTCCGTCGATGCCTCGTAATCGCCAGAGACTAGTTCTGAGTCTTCGGCGAACGGGAAGCATTCAAAGCTCGACGGTCGTGGTTCCCCCCGTAGCACTGGACTTGACTTCGAGAACCCGAAGTTTCGTCCTGTTAAGGTCGCATAAATGATCCGATGCAACGGTGCCAGGAGGTGTTGCCACTTGCTAGCCTTTGTGATCAGGCGTAGCTTCCCCGAGTCAGGAATAGCGATGAGCTTCCTTTTCTTGATACTCGAGTAAGCGGCAGGGGGTATAGGGATGTCACCCATTCCCATCTCCACAAACTCACGATACGATGTCTCCCATGCCGAGGTATGTTCTAACTCGACACAAGAATTGTCCGACAAAGTATGGCTGAGAACCGCGTGTGAATAAGCGCGGTCCCAACCAGGACGAAAGTAAGGGATCAGGAGATTTGTGAGTGCGCCTTTGAACTCAGGCGACTGCAACGGGGGACGAGAGAGTTTCTCACAATAACTCGCGCACAACGAGTCGGCATCCTGGACTTTTGACATAGTCTTGGCAAATAGGAAGCCGGAGAAACGGGAGGAAGCCTCACTGGTATTGCAACCAGGGGCAAAGTGCGACAACTCCGTCAGTTCTTGACGAGACGGGAGTTGCTGAGGAAGAGATTCCGGGTCAAGTACAAGACCACGCATTCTCCGCCAAGAATCTTCCAAGTTCGATGATGGCATTGAAAGATGTGTTGTCATAGGACGTGCTGGTACTTAGGAGGCCTGCAGTGGTACACCCGGAACATTTTCTAAAGCGTCGGACTGATGTCCCCAGAACGCTAGTGATAGAAAACAACAAAAACAATGAATGTCATGTCGCCGTCACACACTTCGGCAAATTGGTGCCTGGGCTGAGGATTTGTATCCCGTCCCTATAATCAAACACCACCATCAGTTACCTTTTTCAAGACAACGAAACAGCGGCGAAAGCCTGTTCAAAG